CAATGCCCCGCTGAACGACGCCGATTTACCCTTCGGCAACGACATCATCGCCCCGCCCCGCGACCCCGACCCCCTCACGGTGTTGGGTACGGTCCGCGCCGCCCTGAAGGTCGATGCCTATCGCGGCAATGGCGATCTGCACTGGCAAGACATCGAAGTGCGGGTCGATGAACCGCTGAGCGTCGAAATTGGCGGCTATGTCCTGCTCCGCAAGGAAGTGGAAAAGCTGGGGCACTGCCTGGACTTGGCCTTGCGCAGCTTGGCCCTGCCGGAGCGGTGCAGCTGATGTTGCCCGGCGTCTGTCCCGGCTGCGGCTTGCGCGCCGATTTGGACGTGTTCAGCGCCCAGGCCGACGTAAACAAAGCCCTAGCCTCCGCGCTGGAGTTTCCAGCGCCGCTGGGCGGGCGCGTGCTGGCCTACCTGCGGCTGTTTTCACCGCCCAGCAAGACGCTTGCGCTGGGCAAGGCCACCCGGTTGCTGACCGAGTTGGTCGAAACGGTGAAAGCCGCCCAGGTGCGGCGGCATGGCATCGATTACGCCGCGCCGCTGGCACTATGGGAAGCGGCCTTGGACGCGATCCTGGCCAGCCCGCCGGAAAGCCTGCCACTGGCCAATCATGGCTACCTGTTTCAAATCGCTTGGAATCTAGCCGATAAGGCCGCTACTCGTGCTGAACGGGTCGCGGAAAAACGGTCGCAGCAGGGAACCGCTTTCACCGCATCGGCGCCCCTGCCGGAAACGGCACCGCCTGAACGGGCAGAGCGGGTTCCCCCGCCGCCCGAATTCAAGGCACTGCTGGCCCAACTCAAAGGGCAGCATTCCCTACCCCAACCTAACGGAAATGACAATGCTCTCTAACTTTCTATCAAGAAAAGCCGAAGCCGAGGCCAAAGCCGATCCGAAGCTGCCTATCGGCCTTCTGGAATACAACGGCCAAGCCATTCACGCCAGCCCGAAACTGGTCGAGCTGGCCATGAACGGCTGGGATTTGAAACTGCGGATCGAGGCGCTACAAGCGCAGCTCAAGGGCATCAACGAGGAGCTGCAAGAGACCACCGGCGCGGGCGCGAAGCTGTGGATAGAAAGCATCTGCACGGTCAATGTGACCGGCCGGCAGATCATCACCCTGACCAATGTGGAGTTGGCCAAACAGGTATTGGGCGGGCGCTTCACGGATCTGGTCAACGAGCACACGGAGTACACACTGACTGACAAGCTGAAGGAACTAGTGCTGGATGCGGACCACCCGCTGAGCGAAAGCCTACGGAGCTGCATCCAGATTAAGGATAGCGTCTCGGTCACTTTCCGCGCCGCCGCCAAGGCTGCTTAACCCACCCTCTGGCGGGGCGCGGTGCGCCTCGCCAATACAGGAGAATGAATCATGGTTCTACTCTCGCTCATCGCCCCGCCCCTAGCGCCGCTGCCGGTCTATCCACCCGGCCCGCCCGAACCGGTCTTGGTCTGCTGTCACTGCAAACGGCGAGTCACGGAGCATCGTTTTCACTGCGATCGTCACCGGGTCAGCAGTTTCCACTGCCGACAGTGCGGCGATACCCTGGCGATTCCTAGCGCGGTGGTCAACCGGAGCGACGCCGATGACTGATGCTCACCTGGAGCTATCATCGCCGAAGGCGCGGATTCTCGACCGAATCCGCCGCATAGCCGACTGCCTTCGGCGGCATGAGGCCGCGTCCAGAAAGACGATGATCGATGAGGGGGGCTGCCTGAGCCATCAGGCCGAATATGCCTTGCGATTGATGCGCAGCGCCCAACTCATCCATAAGATCGGCCCGGATCATCATCCCCTCTGGAAGTTAAGCAGGCCCATTAGTGAGTGTGACCTGGAGGCCATCTATCAGCCCACGCTTCGCGCAAAGGCACGGCAAGGCGAATTGAATGCGGAAACACAGCGGCTCCTGGAAACGCTTCGCTCTGAAAACCTGTGCTCCAAGAAAGACCTCATGGGCTTGCTGGGCGTTGCCGAGCATACGATCACTCGCCAGCTATCGTTGCTAAAAGTGGCCGGATTGGTGGGGTATGTGTGCGCCCGAAATGGGGCGAAACATTGGTATGCCATTTCTCCAGAGATGGAAAGCGAGGCGATCGTGCCGCCGGATGGCAAGCCGATCCCGCTCGATTCGGAGCACCTGGCCTGGATGAGGCAATGGCGTGAGTTTGGCGCGCGGCGGCTCGCCCAGCAGCAGCGGGCTATCGCCCATGGCTAACCCCAAGATCACGGCCACGCGCCGCGCCAATCTGGCGAAAATCCACATCGCCAAGCAGCAGTTATGTCTGGAGGATGACGATTATCGGGCGATTGTGAAACGCATCTGCGGCGTTGAGAGCGCCGCCGATGCGGATATCGTGAGTCATGTGCAACTGCTCAAGGAGTTTCGGCGGCTGGGGTGGAAGCCCAAACCGCCGAAGGCTGCCTCGGCGCCCGGCATCAAGGAACCCCAGTTGCGGCGCATCCGCTGGCTGTGGCTCCGCCTAGTTGAAGCGGGCGCGGTGCGAAGTATAGAACTCTCCGCGTTGGTCGGCTACGTCAAACGCCTAACCCGGGTGGATCGGTTGGAATGGCTGACCGCCGCGCAAGCGCATCGGGTCATCGGCAGCTTGCAACAATGGGCCCAGCGCACGGGCGCGCTGGATGAACAGAATATTAGCAAACACTAATATAGCCGCTATGCAGCTCGAATTCGCCCACGACGCCCTGTTCGACCGCCCGGAAGCCCCGCCCGTTAACCCGCTGTTAACGGGGTTGAGCGCTGGCATACAGGAGTTGCTGGATGGGCTGGGCTACGAGGGCGTGATTCGGTTGCTGGACGCTTACGCGGGCGAATGGATTTATGTGCCGCGCGAAGTGGGGCCGGGTCATGCGCTCGCCCAGGCGCTGGGGCTGGACACCGCCCAGGCGCTGTGCCGGACGGTAGGCTCTAGCGGTGGGTTCCGCGTGCCGAGCGGCCATGACTTGCGCCGCCGGCTCCGTGATCAGGAAATCCGGGCGTTGCGGGCGCAAGGGCTATCGCTGCGTCAGCTCGTGCGGCGGTTCAAGCTGTCGGAATGCCGGATTTGCGCGGTGCTGGCGCAAGGGAAGGCGGATTGATTTTGCCGGATGCCGGGTATACGCTTGTCGATGGAGCGTCAGAAACTCCTCGTCAAGCGGTACCCGCACCCGACAGACCTGCGGTTTTTTTGTGCCCCCCGATCAAGGGTCGGGAGGGGGCGTGAATATCCAAATAGCGCCCGCCGTCTTGACGCGGTTCTGAACCTCCCGGCCGCCCTTACGCCAAGGGCATTTCAGAGTCGTCAAGAGGTATTGCCATGTCCAATTTGATCCCCTTCAGTTTTGAATCGAAATCCATCCGCGTCCTGAATCTGGACGGCGCTCCCTGGTTCGTCGCCAAGGATGTGGCCGAAGCATTGGAATATTCTTGGAAAGGCAAAGGCACCATCGGCCATATCCCGCCAGAATGGAGGGGGGTCTGTTCCGTCCAGACCCCCTCCGGTATTCAGGAGATGGCTACTTTGTCCGAACCTGGCCTGTACTTCTTCGTCAACCGCAGCGACAAGCCCAAGGCGTTGCCGTTTCAGAAATGGGTGGCGGGCGACGTGCTGCCCTCGATTCGCCAGACCGGCAGCTACGGGATGCTCCCGATTCAACCGCCCGCCCCCGAAACCGTCACCCTGACCAAGGACGAATACATCGACCTCCTGAAGACGCAAGTCGCTCACCTGCAAACGACGCAAGCCCCCAAGCGCACGCGCCGCAATCTGAGTGCCGCCGACAAAGCCTGCATCGACCGCCTGCGCGCCCAAGGATTCAAACCGACGGCCATTGGCCACCATATTGGCCGCCCCGAAAGCAGCGTGCGCACTTACCTTCGGCAAGCGCATCTAGCCCAGGAGGACTGACTATGCGCCTCCAGGTCGATCTCACTGGCTCCAGCGACGCCCGCGACGAGCTGGAGTATTTGCAAGATGCCCGGCAAGCGGTGCATGATTTGCTCTTGCCCGATGGCGATTTGGACCGCGCCGCCCGCGAACGGCTCTGCATCTTGCTGACCGTGCTCGCCACGCTAGAGCGCGCCGCGCAAACCGCCTCGCAACCCGCCCCACCGGACGACTCAATCCCCTCCCTCACGCAACGGAGCTAAAGCCCTCCGTTGCTTTCCGCATCATGGCGCTCAATGACACTTGAGCGCCCTGTTATGCCACTCACTCGCACCGCCTCTATCAACGCCCTGGCCTTGCTGCACGAATTCGAGCAAGGACCGAACGGCGGATTTTCGCCGGTTCCCTACCGCGATAGCGCCGGCATTCTCACGATTGGCTGGGGCCATCGAATCCAGCCGAGCGAGCATTTCGATCAGCCGCTCACCGCCGCCCAGGCCGATCAACTCCTGCATCAAGACCTGAAAGCCGCCGAAGCCGCCGTCAACAAACTGGTCAGCGTACCGATTACCCAAAGCATCTTCGACGCGCTGGTCTGCTTTGTCTTCAATGTGGGCGCGGCCAATTTCTCCGGCAGCACCTTACTGTTTGAGCTGAATCAACGGCGCTATGCCGTAGCGGCCAACGAACTCTTGCGCTGGGACAAAGCGTACAACCCCAAAACCCGCAAAAAGGAATCGCTCGCTGGGCTTGTTCGTCGCCGCGAAGCGGAACGCCAACTGTATCTCGCGGAGGGCTTCTCATGAACGGCGCAGAATTCATCCGCAAAATCGCCGGACTGCTGGATGACCGCCTCACGGTCACGGCCCTCGGCCTCGCCGTCGGGCGGTTCGGCTTGCCCACCGAGCAATGGGGGCATGTGGCGGATGCCATCGTCGTGGTGGCCACCGCCGTGCTCGCCCTCGTGCCCGACCCAAAGCTCAAGAAGGCCAAAGCTCATGAGAATCTGCCGCCCATCGATTTGGTGGCTCGTGCCGAGCGGACTTCTGGCGCTGACGGCGTGCAGCAGCCTGACGTGCTTCCCCACGATCCGTCCCGACCCAGTGGCGATACGCGCCCAACGGTGGGATGGAGCGATCAATAATGTGGGCGTGGCCTGCCAAGCGCAATTCTAACCCTGAGCATTGCCGACATGCCTGAAGCCAACCCACTGGATCTCGAAGACGATTTGATCGATGACCGGATGCCAGGCGCGTGGAATCGATTGCGCGGCCTGGTTGTCTCCATTCGCCATGAGTTCGATTCGATCCGCCACGAATTCGACAAGCGTATCAGCATTGTCGAAGTACGGATGAGCGATCAGGACGACCGCCTGGAGCGCATCGAAGCCGATTTGCAAAGCACCCAGCTCCTCGCGCAAAAGGTGCTGGAAGTGCTGCACGTCCACATGGAGCAAGAGCATAAGGACCGCGTACAGCTATTGCGCTGGATTATTGCAACGCTGCTGTCGGTACTCGGCTTCGCCGGGCTGGCGCTTTTCGATCACTGGTTGCCCTGACATGCCGCGCGCTCGCCACCCCGATGCCTTGGACGGCGTGACCGGCTATGCGAAAAACATCCGCGACGAAGTGCGGGCGTTGTACGTGCATGGCCATCTCACCATTACCCAAATCTGCGAAAAGCTCAATCTGCCGACCCGGACTCTCCACCGCTACCGGGCCAAGGCTCGCGCGGAAGGGGACGACTGGGAGAATGCCCGCCTGTCGGCTCTCATTGCCGGCCAGGGCTATCAAGCGGCGGTATCGCAAGTCTTGGAAGGGCTGTTGCAGCAATCGCAGTCCGTGATGCAGGCGATTACTGTTGATGCCGCCATCGATAGCGAAAAGAAAATGACGATGCTGGCGCAATTGGCGTACAGCATGAATATGGCGCGCAAGGCCGCCGAAGGGCTAAACCCGAAGATCAGCAAATTAACCATCGCGTTAGAAGTCTTGAACCTGCTGACGCGCTACATCCGCGACGAACATCCCGAACATACCGCCGCTTTTCTGGACATTTTGCAGCCGTTCGGCACGGAGTTAAGGCGGCGTTATGCCTAGGCTATCGACCGCCGCTCTCGAATTTCAAGCGCAACTGGACGCGCTAGCCGACGATTTGCGGCGGCATATCGAAACCGATTGCAAAGCCTTCCCGCTGGACGCGGCAGCCACGGCGCAACGCCGCGCGCGGGTGATGACTGGCGCGGATGGCTTCCGGTTCTTCTGCCAGACCTACTTCCCCCACTACTGCGTCGCGGCCCCCGGCATCTTGCACGACTTCCTATTCGTGGCATTGCCGGCCCTAGTGGACGATCCGCGCGGGCGCAAGTTGGCCTTGGCCGCCCCGCGTGGCGAAGCCAAGAGCACCATTGCCACCCAGTTGTTTACGCTCTGGTGCGCGGTCACCGCCCGCAAGCCCTACATCGTCATCGTCATGGACGCCTTGGATCAGGCGTTGCCGATGCTGGAAGCGATCAAGGCGGAACTGGACAGCAACCCTCGCTTGCAGCAAGACTTCCCCGAAGCCTGCGGCCAAGGCCGGGTCTGGCAACAGCGCATTATCCTCACCGCCAACAACCTCAAGATCGAGGTGTTCGGTTCTGGCAAGCGAATGCGCGGCTTGCGGCATGGCCCGCATCGGCCCGGCCTGGTGCTGCTGGACGACCTGGAGAACGATGAGAACGTCCGCAGTCCGCAGCAACGCGACAAGCTGGAAAACTGGCTGAAAAAGACCGTGCTCAAGCTGGGCGCGGCGGATGACAGCCTGGACGTGGTCTACATCGGCACCTTGCTGCATTACGACTCGGTGCTGGCCCGCACCCTCAAGCGCCCGCTGTGGGAAAGCCACATCTTCCGCGCAGTGCTGGAATGGCCACACCGCATGGATCTGTGGGAGCAGTGGGAAGAACGGCTACTGAACGACGGCGAAGAAGCCGCCGATGCCTTTTATGCCGAACGCCGCGCCGCGATGGACGCGGGCGCCCGAGTGAGCTGGCCCGCGCAACGACCCCTGTTGGCCCTGATGAAGGTACGGGCTCGTGATGGTCACGCAGCCTTCGATTCCGAACTGCAAAACGATCCGCTCAACAGCGAGCACGCCCTGTTCGGCACGCTCAAGCTCTGGGTCGAGGAACCGCGCGGCGGCCTGTATTTCGGCGCGTGCGACCCTAGTTTGGGCAAGTCCGGCGCCAGTCGCGACCCCAGCGCGATCCTGGTCGGCAGTTTTAACCGCGCCACCGGCATCCTCGACGTGATCGAAGCGCGCATCGCCCGCCGCCTGCCCGACCAAATCATCGAAGACATCATCGCTCTACATACCCGCTATCACTGCTTACTGTGGGGTATCGAGGCGGTGCAGTTTCAGGAGTTTTTGCGCACGGAGCTGATCAAGCGCAGCGCCGCGCGCGGCCTGCCGGTCCCCGCCCGGCCCATCACCCCGCACGCCGACAAGCTGCTGCGGATCGAGAGCCTCCAGCCGCACTTCGCCAACGGCCTGATTCGGCTGCATCCCAGCCAAACCACCCTGCTGGAGCAGTTGCGGCATTTTCCCGCCGCCGATCACGATGATGGCCCGGATGCGCTGCACATGCTCTGGACGCTGGCCACCGGATCGGGCGCCTGGCTGGGGGGTATCCAAACCACCAGCCAGTTGCAAGGCGCTACGGTCGGCTGGGGCAGCGTGCCGGGCAGCAGCTCGGACTGGGCAGACTATTAATCCTCTTGCAAAAGGTGCTGTATGACAAAGCGAGTCCGAATTGAGAATGCCGACCTGTCCGATCACCGCATCGTGGTGGAAATCTGGGATGGGAATTCCCTTTTGAAGCTGGTCCCCATGGATTATCCAACGGATTTACGCGAGTTTAACGTCTTTGGCAATCAGTACCTGGTCATTCGGGAAGCCAAGTCGGCGGCGACGGAATCCCCGGATACCGCAGCGGCGGCATAAGCCGGCTGACCATCGATCATGGCTAAACGTCATCTCCCCTTGCGACCGGTTCGACGCGCGAAAACCGCCGATTTCGCGGCCGGGACCGCGCCCGTGCGACAGGAAATCGCCAGCACCGCCGATGGCCGCGATATCACCCGTGGCTATGTCCGGCCCGATCTGCGGCTATCGCCCCAGGACACGATCCTCAACACCGCGACCTACCGCAATCTGGCGGGCTATGACCTGTTCCAAGACCTACTGACGGACTGGACGGTGTTTTCGGCGCTGCAACAGCGGCGGCTGGCGATGGTGGCCGCCGAAACGGAAGTCATTCCGGGCGGCGACCGGCGGCCGGACAAGAATGCGGCGGCCTTCATCGAGCAGTTGCTCCGACACATCGATTGGGATGGCATCAGCGCGCGGATGCATTTCGGCATCTACTACGGCCTAGGCGTTGCCGAATGCCTGTGGACGACCGACGGTGCGCAAATCATCCCCGAAGCGATCAAGGTCCGCGACCGCCGCCGCTTTTGCTATGACGGCGCGATGCGCTTGCGGCTGATGACCGCCACGAATGCGCAGCCCGGCGAACTCTTGCCGGAGCGCAAGTTCTGGGCGTTTCAAACCGGCGCGGATCACGACGATGACCCCTACGGCATCGGCCTAGCGCACTGGCTCTATTGGCCGGTGACCTTCAAACGCGCGAGCATCAAATTTCGGTTGATTGCGGCGGAAAAGTTCGGCTCGCCCACTGCTACCGGCTTTTTTCCGCTGGGCACTTCTAAGGAAGATCAAGACAAGCTCTTGGTGACGTTGAGCAAAATTCGCACCGAAGCAGGATTGGTTTTGCCCGATGGAATGCGCATCGAGCTGCTGGAGGCCCAGCGAGCGGGCAGCGATTACGAAGAACTGTGCCGCTACCTGGATCAGGCGATCAATCGCGTCATCCTCAGCCAGTTGGCCGCGACAGATTCGACCGCCAGCAAGCTGAACGTGTCCAGCGAGGAACCCGCCACCTGGCAACGGTTGATCAAAGCCGATGCCGATCTGATTTGCGAGTCGTTTAACCAAACCGTGGTGCGCTGGCTGTGCGACTGGAACTTCCCCGGCGCGGCTTATCCGCAAATCTGGCGCCGCACTGAACCCGGCAATGACTTGGCTCAGCGCAGCGAAATCGAGGAGCGCATCTATAAGGTGGGCTATCGCCCGACGCTGGCGCAAGTTCAAAACGAGTACGACGGCGAATGGGAGCCGGTTCCCGTAACCGCATTAATCGACAATCGGCCAGATAATGCCGCGCCCGTCGAGCAGATTGCGCCCGGCACGCAAGGCGATGGTACATCGCCCCAGCCGGTCGCTTTCGCCGATCCGCCCGAACCCGCCGATCCGATGGCGCCGATCATCGACCGGCTGGGCCAGGATGCCGCCCCGCTGATGGCTACGTTGCTGGAGCCGGTTCGCCAGTTGCTCGCCACCGCGCCCGATCTCGAAACCTTCCAAGCCGAGCTGCTGGATTTGTATCCCGACCTTAAAGCTAGCGACTTTGTCGCGCTAATGGCGCAAGCCCTAGCGG